ATTTTTATCTACTGCTTTTATAAGATATGAACCTACTCTTGCTGGAACTGTTACTGAAGTAGCTGGTCTTGCAACCTTTTCAACTAAAGAAACTGAGTTACCCCAAGAAGCACCAGTTGTTAATGTAGAATATCTGATTTGATAATGTGCTAAATCTAAATCACTAATTTGTTGCCAAGATAAGTGTGCATCTCCACCAATAATATTACAAGAGAAATCTGTAACATCAGAAGGTGGTGCAATTCCACCAACGATAGTTCTTGTTGCTGAGGTATATGTAGAACCAACTCCTAATGTATTAAATGCCTTAACTCTTACGTTATAAGTAAATCCATCTTTTACGTTTAATATTCTATGAAACAATCCAGTAACCTGACCAGATATAAGATAATCTGTTTCTGTACTTAATTTATATTCAACTTGGTAATAATCTACAAAGCTATCAGGAGAAGCACCTATTGTTATATCTAAGGCTGTAATAACAACTCCGTCTGAGTATTCAATTAATTGGTCATCTAAAGTAACTGATGCCGGCGCTTGAACTGTAGTTGGATTGGGTAAAGTTGTATCTGCAATAACTGGCGCAGCAGTCTTACTAGCCCAAGTATAAAATGAATCTTGGTGTTCTATTAATTGAAGATTTACTGTTGAATCAGTATTTATGCTTAATCCATAAACTCTAAATGGTTTTGCAGAAAATCCACCAGTAGAATAAGTTAATTCAACTATATCTCCAATAGATAAATTCAAAGCCTCTGAAGTACACATTAAGTCTACGCCTAAAGCATTTCTAGAACGTCTTAATAATACTTCGCACATTTCTTCTGCTGTGTAAGGATTTGTTATTCCTTTAAAATCAAAATTACCTTCTAAATTAGTTCCATTATCTTCTGCAAGCATTGTTGCATATTGGTCAGCTACATCTAAACCAGAATCATCAGCAGGTGGAAATGATACTGTATCTTCTTGCCAGTTTTTATCAGGATTAACAAAAGTACCTATAACTCTATTGTATTTGTAATTCTTTTTTTCTCCGTAAATCTTTATTCCACCAATAATTTTATCTTTATCAATGGTCATTACAGAACTACCAGTTCCTTCAACTAATAATTTATAAACACCAGAAGTATAAGTGAATATACCTCGCATTGGGTTTAATAATTCTCTTACATTCTCTAATAGCTTTTCGTTTGTATCTAAAACTATATTTGTAGTGAATAAATCTATATCTGAACCACTTGTATAAGGAGTAACTTGTGTTTCACAAGTATTGGCAGCAGTCTTAAATGAATCGTAGTTTGTTTCAAAAGCTGAATTTGGTAATCCTTTTCCGTATCTAGCGTTTCTAATATAATCTAATAAGCAAAGAGAAGGATTATCAGAATAAGCCCAAGTAGTTGAATCATCTTGTCTATGAGAGCCTGAGCCACCTTTAGTTGAATCTAATCTTGGGTCGTAAATTTTTCTTCCTTTTAAAGTAACTTTAATATCAGGAACTCCACCAGTAAAAGCATCTTGATTCCAAGTAAATTTAAAAGCTAAATAAGCAACACCTGATAATTTATGATTGCTACCCCAGTTAGTAGATTCATCTAATAATGATGAAACTGGTTGATTGTCTAAACCGAAAAAAGGTTGTACTGATATAAGGCTTGCACCTTCTTTATAATAGTTAGTATCTGAAGAATTAACCGTTCTTACTGTTTGGTCTGTTAATGAGCCTGACCAAGTAACTAATTTATCATTAACATAAATCTCATCAATAGATTCAATATTCCCTTCACAAAGAACTCCGGCTAAATAAAGATAGTTATTATTAGTTCCTGAAGATTCTACAAATACCTTTTGAATACCTAATTGCCTTCTTCCGTAAACAAGAGGAATATTCTCATTGTTTGATGATTTATTAACCAACACTCCTTGTGCAGATTCATATTGCTGACTAGGAAGATTTGGTGGTTTTGGTTTTGGTCTTATTGCATAGCTTATAGCTGTTGTTACTACTGCTACTGCGACTTGTGCTAGAATACCTTTAGCCATTTATTTGCAATGCCTTATGTTGAGTTTTAAAAGTTTTGTAAATATGATTAATGTTATCTGTTCTTAACCATCTTACCTGTTCATTTTCTTCAGTGATACTAGTAAAATAATCTTTGCACCATTTATATATTTCTTTAAAATTTGATTTAGCTACACAGTTAATAATCCAAATATTATCTCCGCAATTCCATTCATTCTTTTTTAATTTGCCACTTACTATATATCTTTGCTCAACTGTATCTGTAAGAAAAGCCCAAGTAACAAATCCCACAACATCTCTATCTTTGTAGAATAATTGATATTGGTCTAAGTTAATTGCAGGAATATTTTCTTCAACTAAATATTTATAAGAATATTTATCGTACTTTTTGAACTGCCTATATAGATGAATGATTTTGTATAAGTCCATTAGGCTCTGCCCCATTTAATATCCTGTATTGCCTGAGAAGCATAATCAAATCCTACATCAGTAGGGAAGTGTAATTTCTGCGAACCAGTATTTGTTTTTCTACCCTTTTGCTTTTCAAAATCTGCCCAATGCGAAGCAACACTTATTGAAACAGTTGAACTAGTATCATCTTCTTCAACGTTAAAATTTTCAATTCTTCCATCAAATAAAAGAAATGGATAATTAATTAAGGCTTGGTTCTCATCTAAGAAGCCTCTATATACCCACGCTCTTTTATCCATATAATCATTGTTAAGAAATAAAGATATGATTGTTTGGTCAGCGCCAGAAAATTTAAGAACTAAATTATTAACTCCTATTTCAGAACTTTCATTTGCTTCAGAAGCACCAAGAAATAAAGAAGAAGAAACATAAGTATTTCCATCATAAGAAATATTTTTGTAATGGTCTGTGTAATAAGTTCCAGTTGATACGCCTAGATAAACTAATTCTACTGGATTAAGTTTATTAGTTGCTAATTCTGATATTAATGAAGCATTTAAACTTCTTGTCATTACAATACCTCAACTAAATCAACTTCGTACTGATAATATAAAGATGTTCCAATATTAAATTCTTGAATATCGCTTGTTAATCCTACTGTGAAATCAACATTGTTATAAATTAAAACTGTATTATCTGAAAGACTGCTTCTTAATGGTGGTTCAATAGTTAATGTTCCTGCGCCTGAGCCATTAGAACTTAAATCTTCTACAACCATATAAACTTTAGTTTGACCAGTAAATCTAATAAAATCTCCGGCTTTTAAAACACCAGTTAAATTATTTCCCATACCATCTACATCAATAGTAGTATCTCCGGCAGAATGAGAACCATTAACAGAAATAACAGTTGAAGCTGTTCCTCTAGTATCGTCCATAGTTGCAGGAGTGTAAGTAAATGATTCTAATTGGCTTCTTTGTTTCATTATGAAGGCTAGTATAGGTGCAAATTCTGCTCTAGTCATAACTGGGAATCTTAATGTTAATGCAAATCTTTGACCATCAATTTGTCTTGCTTGACGTCTGCCTGATGCAGTAGTTGATACAATAGTATTTTGTTGAGAGCGAATAACTACATCTCTTGGAGTTGGTGTTGATGGGAATGTGCCACTCATATTAAATTAGACTTTCCTTTAGCGTTTAATGCCTGATTAACTATGTTTGTTATTGTTGCTCTATTATTTAATAACAATTCTTTAACACCTTTAACATCAGTTGCATTAATTGTGAAATTAATATTTGTTCCACCGCCTAAATCGTGATTAGGAATAAGAGTTCCATTAGTTTCAGGAATAAATAATTCTCTACCTCTTTCTCCTACTGTATAAGGTTGACCAGCAGTCATAGAACCACCTTCTGCACCAAATATAGATTTTCCAATACTTAATACACTTCCAAAAATATCCGTACCGCCACCGCCACCACCGCCATAACTTGATTGCGCTGCTCTAGCACCAGCTATTCCATTTTCTAATACTAGTTGAGATTGTAATAAGCTATTTTGTTCTCTCATAGCTTCAATCTTTTGTTTATGAATATCTAAATCTAAATAATTAATTCCTAGATTTTCTAATAGTTGAACTGTTTGTTTGCTTTGTTCTTTAGTTCTATCTCTTTCAGTTCCTAATATTTTATCTAATAAAGGTTGAATTATATATAATCTAACAAGGTAATCTATTGTTGAAGCAAGAATCTTAACTAAAATTCCTTGCAAGAATTCTCTAAATGTTCCACTTAAATTTTTACCTAATACTATAATCTCAGCTATGCTTCTTGAGAAATCTGAAACTCCTTGATTAGCAATATTAGCAAATGTTGCGATAGAATCTATTTGTTTTAAAGTGCTATCATTTAATGCACTTAAAGTAGAAGCTAATCTTTTAAATATAGATAATGTTTCAGCAGCACTGTTTTTTGATTTAGCTATATTTTCTTCGTTTCTTTTTTCTGCGTCTGCTCTTGATTTAGCTTTTTCTTCTAATGCTTTATATAAATCAAATTGTAAAATTAAGTTGTTCTTTTGCTCTTCAAACGAATTTGTTACTTCTCCGCTTTTAAATCCTAAATTAGTTATAGCGTCTTCAATAGCTTTAATAACAAAGCCTAATGCTAATGCTATTGCTTTTCCTTTTTTACCAAGTAAGAAAAATCCTATAATTCCTATTTCTTTAACAACATCAGGAAATAAATCTAATAAATCATTGATGCCTTTAATAGACATTACTAAAACATTAAAAGGTTCTTTTAATAATTCTATTAATGTTGATGTAAATGAAGCAAATGATTTTATTCCTTCTATTAATCCAAATGTAAAGTCTTTAACAAAACTAGCTAATGCTTCTGGGTTGTTCCTTAGTAAATCAGAAAATACATTAACTAAATCTGTAAAGAAATCTAATAAACCTGCTTGTGCTATTGATTCTTGTACTTGCTTTAATGAGTTTCTAAACTTGTTTGTAGCGCCGGCAAATGTATTAGCAAATGAATCAGAAGCAGATTCAAATGTTCCACCTCTGCCAAATGTTTGTAAGAATAATCTAGTTATTTCTTGAGAAGATAATTTAACACCTTCTTGTAATCCTAAGAAAGATTCTAAGTTTCTTCTTTTTAATTCTCTTGCGCCTTCTATTCCTGTTCTTGATAATGATGAAAACTCTCTAGCAACTGTTTCAATGTCTAAGCCTAAAGTTATTGCAGCATTTTGAATTGCAAAAAGATTATTAGTTAGTTCTTTACTGTTTTTAGAAAATGCAAAAACTATTTCAGATGCTCTTTCTATGCTATCTGATTGTAATGGACTTTGTGCTGTAAATTTTTGTAATTCTTCAAATGCCTTTTTGCCTTCTTCTATTGATGGCGCTAATAATAAAAATTGGTTTCTAAGTTGTTGTGCTTGGCTGCCAACATTTAAAATGCTTTTAACAACGCTACCAGCACCAATACCCAAAAGTGCTGTTCGTAGATTAAATATTGTATCTTTAACAGATTTAAAAGCCTGCGTGGCATTGTCAATGACATTAAGTTTTATGTTTAGTTGTTGCTCTGCCATATCTTAGTTTTTCTCTATCTACCTTTACTTTAAAATATGCCAACCAATAATAAAATTCATCTTGAGTCATACTCAAAACTTCTTCCATACTTTTGCCTAATTCATGACCCAGAGCAAGTATGGTGTACAACTCAGAATCACTTCTTACTTTTTTTCAGCTTCTTCGTATGAAGTTGAACTTAAAATATCTTTAGACACTCTAGCTATAACACTTGGGTCAGCATTATTCAACAAAACTAGTTTGTCATCTAATTTAAATATTTTATTTCCTTCTGAATCTTTTGCTTTTAGAACGACAACATCAACCATTACGCCTAAGTCATCATTCTTAGCACCTTTGAATAAGTTTCTTGTTTCAGCAAGAGTCATTGGTTGAGCATAAATGATTAAAGGTTTGCCTTCCTCGCCCCATTCAGCAACCTCAATTTTTTTAATGCCTTTTGCTTCAAAATGTGCCTTCACTCTATCTATTGTATTCATAACTTCTTCCTTTTCTATTTAATTAATTAGCTGTTCCGATTGTTACTGCGCCTGTTCCTTGAAAAGTAATCTCTGCTTCTACCATTCCATCAAAAGATGCACTAACGTTATATCCAGTTACGATTGCATCAACAGCATAAAATTTGTCGCCAGCAGAATTACCTTCTGGGAATAAATTTAAAGTTATTGCTGAACCAACTGTGCATAATAATTGACCTGCATCAGCTTCGTCAAAATATACACTTGCTGAACCTGAACTACCTTTTAAACCTGCTTTGTAAGTTCTTACAGTATCTCCCATTGAACTATCTTCAATAGTGTCTGATGTTTGTTCTAGTGTATAGCTTCTTAGTTCTCCTAAAACAGTTGAGCCAATTTTAATTAACCCTTCTGAGCCAGTATGAGTTGCCATGTTGTTCTCCTTGTTTGTTTATATTAAGGTGTGCCAGAAATGTATTGATACATAACTCTCACAACCATTCTGATACCACCTATTGGGAATAAAACTCCTTCATCAGTAGATACTTCTACCGTGTTCTATCAGAATTTAGCCTTGTTTCAATAGTTGTAATCAATTCGTTTCTTTTTGTGTCTATATTTGTTGGAGTGCCTTTAACAAATCCAACAATTACATAATCTGCTGTTGCTTGTCTTGTAATGTTTGGAGACAAAATAGTGATATCAGAACGAACTTCGTTTCCTGATTGTACGAAACAAGCCGGATATTGTTGTTCAGATAACTCATCAACATTAAAAGGGTCTCTAGTAACTTTCTTTAAAGTTATAGGAGATGTCCCAGTTGAAATAGTTGTTATTATATTACTTGCTATATCTTCTCGTTTGCTCATTTAATTATACTTAGTTTTTTATATTCGTTCATAAACACATTAATAATAGGTTGTTGTTCTCTATCTCCTATTGCAAAGAATTTTCTCTTAGCTTGGTTTCCAACTGCTTTTATGTTTTGGAATTTATTAGCAAAGAAAATAATAGCATAACTAGGTTCTGATTTTTGTGTCATACTTGATAACATTTGACCAGTAAAATTTAAATCAGGATATTGAGTTTGTCTGCCAGCTTTAATTCTAAAATCTCTATATGCTTGAGTATAAGCTGGAAACTTAGAACCATCTGCACCTATTCCTCTGCCAGTTCTTTGTTTAATAATACCCATAACAAATTCAGCAGTTCTTCCTAATGCAGTCTTAACTATTAGAGGTTGCTCTCTAACTTGTTTTTCAAAGTTCTTGGCAACTTGGAGTGTGTTGTCTTGAACTGTAATTTTCATCTTATAACTTTTAATCTATGATAAGGCGCTTTTTCTGCATCAGCAATTGTATTAGAATCATCAGCATCATATTCAACACCATCTCTTAAAATAGATTCAAATTCATCTGCATACATTTGTTGATAATGTTTCATCATAACTTGAAATCTATCTGGATTATCATTTGAGTTAAATTTAGTTAATTGTGGACAAGCATAAAAACCTATTACTCTAAATACACTTGCTCTTTTAAATTGAGCATCTGTTAATAGTGTGGCGTCCATTTCAGTTGTGTTTAGTATTGCTATATCTCTATAAGTTTCTTTTGAATAAACTGGAAACCATCTTATTCTTAAATCTCTTTCAATGTCTGCTCTTGCTTGAGCGTGGTAATCATTTGGAGAAGTAAAAGATGAAATTCCAAAAGTTAAAATATCTGGTTGGTAAAATGTTAAATCTGTGTCTGTAGAAAAATTAGCCATAATTTTTTAGTGGTGGGGCTTTTACACCCCACCGAAGTTTAATTAGATAGTAGTATCAGTGATAACCGCACAACCATAAGATTGTTTGATTGCACCTTTACCATATACTATGCTAGCCACCACTTCTGTTGCTCTAAGCGAAGCGTCTCTTTGAGTCTCCACTTTAAAGTCTTCTTTGATAGCTAAACCTAATGAAGCTGGGTGAAATACTGCACCATAAGCATCATCATTTGCATCTGCAGTAATATTTGCATTTTCAAATATTTGAACTCCTGCAACTGTTCCAATGAAATTATTTCTTAAAATTTCATTTCCTAGTTCAGAAATTGCATTTGCTGATGTGTTATATCCAGCTTGCGTTAAAGTTTTTTTCAAATTGTACACTGCTCTTGGGTGGAATACACCATATAGAGGAGCTGGTACATTTTGCATTCTTAGTTTTGCAACAGCTTTGAAAATTAAATCTGCATCTAATTCTACTGCTGCGCCACCTACTTCATTAGTTGTAAAGTTTACGAATAAACCTACTAAATCAGTATCTACTTTTGCAGCGATTGCTTCGCCGAAAAGTTTTCCAATGTCAGCTGCAACATTTCTGCTAGCTGAATCTCTAGCTAAGTCAGTTAAAGTTGTCATAACACCAACTTCAGAAGCTGTAATAGTAGCTGAAGTAGGGTTTACTGCTGTATTAGATAAATCAGTTGCTTCGTTTACGCCAGCAGCACTGATTGAAGGGTACACAGGAACTTCAATAGTTTTACCTGAACCACTAATTGGGTAAGTAGTTACAAGTGGTCTCATAACTGAAGTTTCTTGGAATGTGAATATAGCTTCTTGAGTTATATTCGTAAACAGTTCACTTAAAGTTGAACTTGTTGTTTCGTTTGCCATAGTTTTTTTTTCCTATTTTATATTGTTGGTTTAATTTTAAAAACACTCTGGTCTCTTTGCTTTCTGTATTCAGAATATAATCTTCTGTCTTCAGGTTTGCTCAAGTCCAAAGCACCAATGTTTAAAGGCTTTGGTGTTGCCCCACCAATCTGACCTTTGCTACCTGCACCACTTGGAGTGGCAGTAACATGGTGTGGATTGTTTTTTAAATATTCGCTAACCAATTCATTAACTGACATTGGCTCGCCTTTTTCTGAATATCTAGGAGTTCCATTATCATTGATAACTTCAACTGCCCCATTCTCATTTAAACGAACACTATTTCTTAGTAACTGTTTAACTTCTGCTGGTTTAACAGCTTTCAGTCCACTAGCTACATTTACTAATGTTTCGTCTATTCTGATTTTAGACAATTCAGATTCCAACTGCATAATCTTGCTGTCCTTCTTTGACACAGTTTCTTTCAAAACTTTATCAAACTCGCCTCGTTGTTTTGCGAGTTCTATTTCTTTTTGTTTCTTTTCTTCAATCAACTTTTTGGCTTCTTCAATATCAATGCCATCAAGTTTATTAGATACAGATTTTTTAAATCTTTCTAATCTTCTTTGTACTATGTTCTCTACTTGTTCTTCAGTAAAGATTTTGTTCTCAGATTGAGTTTCAGAAACTTTTGTTTCTCCAGCTTTTTCTTGAGGTGCTGTAATCTCAACCGACTCTGTTTTTACTTTGTCGTTCATTTTTTGTTCTCCTTCTTGATTAATATTACTCAAATATCAGTAGTGTGGCAAAAATGCAATTATTATTCTAAAGTATATTCAAAAGTACCATCTTCGTTGACAATACCCCAATCTGGATTGACTGGTTGGAAGTGATGCCTGCAATTATAGCCACCCCTAACTACAAATGGGTCTCCTTGTGCTTTGCCTTGCCAAGTTTCATCAGACCATTTCTGTCTAATTTCATCTTCAGTGAATATCTTATTGGCGTTTTCTTTACAAAATTCCCTGCTATCTCTAACTAATGAACCATAATAAACATAGCTAGTTAAGCCTAATTGGTCTGCTCTATACTTAGCGAACTGACCATCAAAACCCATTAAAGAATCTTGAACTATTTGAGTTGCATATCTATTAAGGTTATCTCCTAGTCTATCTCTGCCATAAATTGTTTGTAGTTCACTAACAGCAGTATCTACTTCAGCGCCATTAGGATTGTTGGCTATATAATCTACTAACTCTTGTGCTTTTCTGTTATCTGACTGTTGGTAAATTCCATTTATTTTACTTCTTAAAGTTTTTATCATTTCTGTAACTGGTCTGCCGGTTAAAGTAGATTGATAAACTTCATTGGCTAAAGTATTTACAAATTCATTTCCTAGATTTTGAAATTGGCTAAATGATAATTTTTTAAGCTGTTGTATTACTTGTAAATCTATTTCTGTGATTTGTTTAAACTCAGCAGGAATTGGTAGTTTGCCATAAGTGGCTACAATGTTAGCAGCAATCTTATCATAATCATTTATAAATGTTTGAACTTTAGTTAAATATAGTTCTTCTATTGCTTGTTGTAATTTTGGTCTAATCTCTATTGCAAGTCTAGTATCAAATAATATTCCATTTCTGTTTGGAAGATTAAATGCAGTTTCAACAACTCTATTTTCTAATTGTTGTAATGATTTAATTAATAGTTCTTGTTGCTTATTCTCTAATGAGGTTATTGCGTTTGCTCTTATTGCCTGAAGTTCTTGTAAAAGAGTTGCCACATTAAACTGTTGGTAAAGTTATTGGTTGCTGTGGAAATTCTCCTAGTGCTTGTGTATTTTGCTCAATTTCAGAATCAATAACAACTAATGTTTCATCATCATCAATTACTGTTCTTGCAATTTGTTTATCTAGTTCTTTATTGAAAGTAGATGATTTAATATTGCTAGCTTTTGCTTGTTGTAATAATTCTAAGTCAGTAGCCCAGTCTCTAATATCAAATGAAGTTGGATAAGTTATTTTGCCATCAAATTGTTCTTCTTGCCACATAGCATATAATCTCCAAATTTGTTCTTCAGCAAGTTCCATTAGTTTTGCTTTTTCAGCAAGTTTAGCATTTAATAATTGGAACTCAGTTCTTAGTGCGATACCAGATTGTATTCTTTCTCCAGTCGCTCTAATTGCGCCTACATGAGATAATCTATTTATTGCATCAACTTTATGTTCAATAGATTTTAATACGCCATCTAAATTACTTCCGCTTGGTTGTAAGATATAAGGTTTTAAGTTTGCATCAATGTTGTCAGGTATTTCTATAATTGAACCTGCGCCAGCAGTAGCGTCAGTGTCTCTTGTTTTAACTAATGATGGGTGGTTTGATATTCTAATAATTTGTTCAATCTCAGATAGTTCATTGTAAATTGCTTTTTGTAAATCAGCTATGTCAGTTAAATCAGATACTCCAATACCTCTCATTGGACTTCTTTGATTGTAAACTACAACTGCTGGAATTCTACCTATTGGATTTGGTACTGATTCAATTAGTTTTGGCTCATCTCTATTCTTTGATGAAACATAAACTGTATCAATTTTATCTAGATACCATAGTTTAAAAAACTCTCCGCTCTCATCTATTGATTCTCTAATTTTTAAATAATCTAAAACATAATATCCTGAATCGCTTCTTGAATAATGCCAGTCGTAAATATTCTCTGGAGTATAGATATTTAAATATGGTCTAATGCCTTGCTCTAATTCTTCTGCTCTTGTGTAAACATTAGTTGATGGTTTATCTACTAGCACCCAGCAATGTCCATAAATAGAAGCGTAATTTTGTACTTCTCTCATAAGAGAATCAAATGTTCTTCCTTCTAAATCTGCATCTTCAAAGAAATAAGGAATTGTTGAATCGTTTTCTAATATGCCAAGTTCTCTAGTTGGTGGTACTCTAAATAAATAGCTTGAATAAATATGGATAATATTTCTGCAATGATTGTCTAATGGTGTGTAAGTAATTCTATCAAAAAATTCATTTTCTAATTCTAATTTATATTGCTGTAAAAATTTTCCATCTTTGTATTCTTTGCCGCCTAAATATGAACGAATAAAATATTCCCATCTTGTAATCATTCCCTGATAT